GTGTTGAGCGCCCTGCTGAGCTGGGGGCTGTACCCAATATCGCCAGCCCCGCCTGCATTGACGCTGGTGATGTGCGCATATTCTGCGCGCCCGTCGAGCTCGATGCCCATCAGCCCACCTAGCTTGAATGATGCGGCAGCGGTAGGGGTGAAACGATTGTCACTCACTGCAGCTGTCACTGTGTCAGAGGCAGCGCCCGGGATAGTGCGTGAGAATCCAGCACCCAGCAGGAGGCCCAGAGCAGTGGCATCATAATTGGCTGCGCTGCTGCCCAGGGTGGTGAAGTCACAGCGCACAGAGAGGGTGCCAGTGCGCCGCTGCTGGCGGGTGCCTCCCACGCTGGTGGTGTCGAGCTCTGGCGGCAGCCCGTGCGGGCCATCCCTCGCCTCAGTGCGCTCTGACACAGGGGGCTCACCCGGCACAACGATGGGGTCTCGCTCGCAGGGGATGCTGATAAACGTGAGGCCGGAGGGGCTGGGCACACCATCAGCGCCCAATGAGCCGAATGAGCTCTCCCCTACGATTGATAGAGATCTGTGAGTGACAGCCATTTAGAGGGCCTCCTGATAGAGCAGGTCAAATGGGACAGAGAGCAGGATCGCCATGGGATTGCCATCCTGCCCCAGCACAGGGGTGCTGAGGGGCTCACCTGTGATGAGGCTGGTGATCCCGGTATTGGGGAGATCATAGCTAGGATTGCGCAGCGCATTGATGATCTGTGAGGCATCCTCTCCCATCATGCGCTCCTGCAGCCCAACATCACGGGGCACATCATAGCGCACTCTCACCTCAACTGTGCATCTCTTGCGCCCTGTGATGCCTGCCTGCCCATCATCATGAGCAGGGATAGTGATGCGCATCTCAAACAGCCTGAGCGTGTTGGGGCGCCTATCAGTGAGGAGCTCCTGCCCACCCGCTGCATCCACACAGACAAACCCCTGCGTTGGATCTGTTTTGGGCGTGAGCGCCTCGAGGCGAGCGATCAGCAGGTTGAGTGCAGATGAGATCCCCTGGCTCATGTGGACAGCCGCTTTCTAATGCGCGCAGCCACCGCATCTGTGAGCACGCGCACATCATTGGGAGAGAGGCCCAGATACGGGCGCCGCTCGTTGACATAGTAGCCATAGCCTCGCACTGCAGGTGTGAGCCCTATGGTGTACCCAGCGCGGCTCACCTGCAGGGGCTGAATGTTGTTGACCAAGGCGCCGCTCAGAGTGAGGTCTACCTCTGCTGTCTGATTGGCCCCACCAGCCACCCGGCGCCGTGAGAGGTGCTTATATTCTGCGTACCCTCCGGCATAGTAGACGCTGCGCCCCGTGCGTGAGCGCCTGCCCCCCTTTGGCGTAAGGCGCGCTCCCTTTTTGGGGATGTAGATCGGCTTAGTGCTGTACCTAAAGAAGGGGCGCCCATTGGCATCAATGCCCTTATAGATGCGGCGCTTGATCAGCGCCACTGTGTCTAGTGCTGTCATTTGAGAGTCAGCTGCTGTCCACAGGGCAGGCACCTTAAATCTCTCAAATGTGACCTTGCTGGGCATCAGTGCTGCATCCCTCGCCAGCGTGGGAATTGCTGCGCAATCTCCCGCTCACCTGCAGTGGGCTCAATGGTAGGCAGAGAGAATACCCCGCGCACATCAGTGGGGCTGCCCCCTGCTCTGCGCACGTCGATCTCATTGGCATCAATGAGGCCATCATCATCAGTGTCGAGCACCAACTGCCTGAGAGCGCGCTCGAGCAGATCAGCTGCGCGCTCTCCAGCCCGATCAGCTAGATCAGATTGCGCGCTCATCTCATAGACTAGCTGTGCTGCCAAATACTTGTGGGCAGGCGCGAAAACGTGAGGGTTGAAAATATCGTCCTCTGTCTGCTCTGGCCCAATATGCTCTCTGATGCGCAGCGCCAGCTCCTCGAGCGCGGCTGTCACCTGTGGCTCCAGATCCTGCTGCCTGCGTGGGATCATATCTCCCATCTGCGGCATATGCGCAATCAGGGAGCTCGAGCTCACCCCGGTGGCAAATGGGTGGCGCACAATCTGCACCGTGCCCTGTGCACCCACTGGCTCATTGGTGGGGGTGGCTGTGGCTGTGTAGCTGATGCGCCATGCCAGCACACCTCTGGTGCCAGTGTGGGCTGCTGGGATGGTGTACGCGTACCCCGCCCAGCGGAGCTCTGCAGATGCAGTGAGTGACAGCCCACGGGGGAGCACATCAGCCAGGATCGCAGTGGTGCCCTCGAGGCGATCAACTGTGACCGCAAACACACCATCACCCGCAGTGATGAGAAACGCTCTGCCAGTGGTGGGGCCAATGAGATATTGGCTGTCATCACCCGCAGTGAGGGTGAGGGTGCGCCTATCCCCGCCTAGAGCTGTCACAGTGCGCGCAGCCCTCACTGCGCTCATGCTGGTGGGTGCCTGCACTGTGCCCGCTGGGGTGGTGTAGCCAATGCTTGGCGCAGCCTGCAGAGGGCTGGGGGCCTCCCAATAAAGCGCATAGTCTAGGTTTTGTGTCGCCTTCATCGCGCTGCCTTTGCTGCCTGGTTAGCTCTGCGCACATCTGCATTGGTGCCCCTATCGAGGCCTGCGCTCTCGATCAGCTCCTCAGATACAGGGGCCCAAGTGTGCCTGCAGTTATAGCCTCCACCCCTCACCAGCGGGGGCTCAATCTGATAATTGCGCAGATCTTGCACCTGAGATTTTGTGAAAACCTTCCCAGCTAGCTGCCTGCAGAATGGCCTAGTAATCCCATCTAGCGGGCCAGTGTAGAGGTAGTGATCAACCCCTGCACTCTCTGCCGCCACAGCTGTGAGCTCACGCCCAAATGAGGTGATGCGGGTGCGCGCCTCTGTGATCTGCCTGCCCTCTGCAGAGCGCAGTGCGGCATCCAGAGAGCCGATCGTCTCAGAGGGGTCTGCTGTGAATTGCGCACCTGCTAGAGCATCACGCACCACCCGCTGCACATCAGGCACGATCACATCATCAATGATCCCAGAGATGGTGTCATCAGCCAGCGCCTGCCCTATCCCCTCGAGCGCGTTCACATCAAACCCATCAGAGGAGGCCAGCAGGAGCTGCTCAACATTGGCGAGGGTGTCCCGCTCTGCCTCTGTAATATCGAGCACCAGATCACCTAGGCCTGCATCTAGCAGCCAGCGGCTCAGGGTGTCTCTATCCATGCCACGCAGCGCAGGGAGATCACCGCTATCAGCGGCAGCTCTCACTGCATCTGTCACAGCGCTCTTTGCAGCTCGCAGAGAGCGCCTGAGTTTTTTGTCGAGGCTAGCCTCTAGGCGCAGCTGCGCCCGGGTAGCTCTCAACAGATCCCGCTGTCTGGCTGTGTTGGCCTCTCTGATTTGAGAGGCCAGATCAGCCAGTGCACGCTCATCACCATCAGACTCAGCTAAATGGTGATGCTGTGAGCACAGCGGGCAGCTCACTAGTCTTTACGCCAGGCAGTTGGTGATCAGGCGCCCACGGGTGGCGTCGATCAGCTTGAACTGCTGAACGTGCTCGCCATAGACGTTCTTGCGCACCATATCAAGGGAGTCATACTCACCTGCAATGTAGCTCTTGTATCGGAGATCAACAGCGCAGAGAGGCATGATCTTGAGATTGCCGCTGCGGCCTACCTGCGGATCACCACCGCGCATGAGGTAGAGGCCGATCGTCTCAGCTTCCCAGATCTGCGACTCGCTCGAGGCGGCGCCAGCCACTGCGGTCTCACGTCGAGCAGCACCAACGAGGATGTTTTGGATGCCCAGCTGATCGCGAAGCACCTCAATGATCACCTCATTCTGCAGGAGGCGATTGCCAGAGGCGACGCCACCCGCGCCCGTGGTGATGTAGCCACGCATCTCAGGATTGCGGCCCAGCGCGCGAAAAACATCATAACCTAGGATCATGGTGTCAGGCATGATCCCGTGGTTAGCAGCCCGGAGCACATCAATCTGCTCAGAGAGGTAGGTGAGGGGCTCACCACCTGCTGCGTTGAATTTGGTGGCTGGGCTGGCATTGGCAAACGACCCAGTATCAAAGAGAACAGACGCTGCCCGCTGCTCTTGAGCGAGGAGGAGAGCCCGCTTGACCCGACGCGCGCTACGCATCTGCTCTGCCATTGGGTACTGGCTATCCTCGATGTCCTCCATTGGGATGCTATCCGCAAAAGAGTAGATTTCGCACTTGTAGGTGGTGCTCGAGCGGGTGAAGTGGCTGAGTGCCTGTCGGCTGGCGCCCGGGGCCCGCTGGGGGTCAGCGCCTGCCTCACCCATAAACGCGCGGCTCTCCTCGATAAGGATGGTGCCGCTGCGATCCTGCACCTCAATGGGCTCAAATGCCCGCTCTGCGATCAGCTGGCTATCGCTAGGGATCGCCTCATTGACCACACCTGTGAGAATCTCGTTAACTGGATGAATACTGCTGTAGCCGCCTGATGACATCGATTATGCTCCCTGCTCAGAGGCGCCATCGAAGATAATGAAAATCTCCTGAGCGTCTGCAGTGGTGGTGTGATTGATGTTGGGGATCCAAGAAGCAACGCTGTATTGGCCAGCGCCTGCTGCGAAATCGATCAGCTTGCCCGCGTTGTTGACCATCAGGAGACCCTGCTCTGAGAGGTCTGCCCCAGCGATCGCCTTAGTGAGCCCGCGCACGCAGACCTCGACCACCTCACCCGCTGCCGCTGGGCGCTGTGCGATACCACAGGCGATTTCACCCTGAACTGTGCAGGGAGTGACCTTGCCAGCGGCGTCAAACTTGACCACCTGCAGCGCAGTGATGGTGGCAGCCGCCACGCATGAGATGATGGTGCTGTTGTTATCGCTCATCAGAATCCTCCAAACGCGCTCTTGATGAGAGCGGGCTCAGTGCGTGCGAGGCGCTCATATGCCTCAGAGAAAGTAATGCTCTCAGAGCTGGCGAGCTCCTGAGCGCGCTGGGCGATCGTCGCCTGGGAGATCTCCTCTCCGCTGGCGCCATGGCCGATCTCAGAGAGAGAGACTGCGTGCTCTGCGGCACGCCGTGAGAACATCTCCCAAAAGAGGGAGTCGCCGCGCTCTGCCAGCGCCCATGCGTGCTCTGCTACATCCCGCTCTGCGGGGCTGATGCGCCCGCTGCGGAGGAGGGCACCAATCTCTGCCTCACGGCGGGTGGCGGCCTCTTTCTCTGCGAGCGCCTGAACCTGCTCAGTGAGAGCTTGAATCTGGGCAGCCTGTGCGCTGTTAGCCTGCGAGAGCTGCTCGCTCATGCGCTTGTACTCACCCATCTGCTCCTCCTCTTTGTCAGAGCTGGCCTCTGCCATCTCCTCTGCCTGCTCCTCATCCTCTGCCATCTCCTCACGGGTGGCCTTCAGACGGGCCTCGAGCTCACGCACAAGCGCATCCTTTTGCTTCAGGAGGGCCTTAGCCTGCTCGAGGTCTGCGATAGCCTCAATCTCTGCTGCATCCATCAGATTGATCTCCTCTGATAGTGTGACCCGCTCGAGCGCAGACGCTGCCTGCTGTGGGCGGGGGGTGAGGGTGACGGCTAACAGCTGAGCAGAGCCAGTGCGTTCACCGCTCTCTCTGGCGTAGACATCACCTAGGAAAAACTCAGGGGAGCTCCAGAGGGTGCCGCCAGCAGCAGCCACCACCTCAGCTCCCCGTTGATTGTAGACCGGTACAGCGATCAGCTGGCGCCCATCCTCAGAGAGCCGCAGCTCAATAATCTCACCCAGCGCACCGCTCTGCTCAGGCGTGCTCTGCCCACCGGGGGCGCTCTGGTGATTCCAGTCAATGATCACAGGATCAGAGGCGCGGCGAGCGTCGAAGACTCTCTTGATCTCAGCTAGGTGCTCTGGGGTGACATCACAGATCACATCGCCAGAGAGGCGGGATGAGACCCGGCCTGCGCTGAGGGTGACAAATGGGCGGCCCATGGTTTGGCCGTCATCCACCACCACCACCAGCCCATCAAGCTCAGCCAGCGTGATCTCATTAAATGCGCCCCGGTATGGAGTGCGCTCTGCGAGCTTCTGATCTGCTGCATCCATTTGCCTCACCAATTTCCTAGCCCATGCAAATCCAGCATCCCCACCCCAGCCCTGCCATGCCTGCCATCCTTTGCCCTGCTCTGACCAGCTGGAGCCCTCTTTGTCCACCTCATGCCGGGTGAAATACGCCAGCATCCTGCGGGCAGTCTCGGGGCTGATGGTTTTGCCATTGGATAGATCACGCGCACGCGCGAGGCCCACAGCTGTCATGCCCCGCTGCGAGGGTGGCTTTTCAGCCCGCACCTCTAGTGCTCGAGCTGCTGCCGCACGCACCCCATCAGGCGGAGAGAAATCGATGTGGGCATAACGCTCTGCTAGCTGCTCTGTGGCCTGCTGGCGTGAGCGGCTGCGGCGCAGCTTACGCTTGAAGCTCATTTGCCCGCCCCCTTCATGAGCTTGCGATAGCGTTCTGCCAGCGCCAGCCCACCACCACCTGCAGGCGCAGTGGCGCTGATGCGATCGTAGAATGAGCGCGAGGCCTCTTCAGGGAGCTCGCCAGCACCAATGCGCTGCCTGATGCTGCGCTCAAGATCATCCTCTGGAGTGAGTAAGCCAAACTGCACCAGCGTGCTCAGGCTGGCGAGGCTCTCTGCGAGCTCATCAGCATCTAGGCCAGAGTGCTTGAGCACTGGCAGCTGCGCTGGGTTGACCTCTCCGAAATTCCACCTGATCAGGCGCCCAATGGTGCCCGCTGCGCGACGATCAACCCCACCCACCCTAGAGGCAATCATGTCGCAGAGATTGAGCGCGCTGCGCCTAAACACTGAGAGATGAACCTCACCCACACTGCGGGCGCCTGTATCAGTGATGCCTAGGTGTAGGAATTGAGCTAGGAAGCTCTGCGCAATCTGGTTATCGCACTCTCGGATGATGGAGAGCGCGTGGGTGCTGTCGAGCTTCTGCTCCCCATATGTCTGGAATGAAACTACAGGGTTATCAACTAGATAGGATTGCTCCTGCGCCACATATGCCTGCGCCTGAGCTGCAGCTCGATCAATCATCGTGTCGATGTCATGATCAGTGAGCCCCATCTCTTCTGCCATAGCTCGATTCACGCTGATGCGAGGGGTGGCCACTGCCCAACGCTCGACACCTACCCCAATCAGGTTGCTGGTGCGCTGCTTGAAACGCCACCACCACCAGGCTGGCCTCAGCAGCCCGCGCCCCTCAAAGTTAGAGCCCGTCTGATTGAGGGTGAGCAGGAGCAATTTATCTGCTGGGATGGGCAGCGGCTGGCGATTGCCACGGGTAGCCTGCAGCACTGCATCTAGGTTCTGCCCGTCTGCGCTCTCCCAGCGTAGGTGCGCTGAGGGCTCACGGTCTGCGAACCTATCGAGCCAGACGCGCATCTGCCCAGAGGCGCAGGGGGCCACCCGGTAGAGCTCCTCAAAATACCTGTACCCTATAGGCGCAAACTCCCACATATACGAGAGCTGATCTTCCCATGGGATGGTGATTTGCCCCGGGTAGCCGTCAAAGCCAAAGGCCTCATTGGCATACTCGCACAGGCGCTTTGAGAGCTCATCGCTCTCATCGCCGGGCTCCCAGCGCCATGCGGCCTCGAGCAAAGTCTGCTTGAGCACGCGCCAGCTGGCTGCCACGCTGGCATCAGTGGCGAGCATCTCCTCAGCCTCACGCACCCATGATGTGCCCGTGAGCCTATAATTTTGCTCTTTGCCGCTGATGTAGCCAGATTGCAGATAGGTGCCCGTAATGCCCATCACCCGCAGATTGGGTGTTGGCGATTGGCCTCTATACGGCAAATCTCGATTGAC